GTCAGGACTTTTTTTGTACGGCGGGGACCTTTTCGGCCCCGCCCGCGACTTGCCCGGCACCCCCGGCGGGCGACCCCGACCAGCTCGTGGCAGAGCAGGGGTGAGCGGTCCACAAGGCCGAGCCAACGGCCGCAACGCGTTGCGCAGCGCGGGACCGCTACCGGGGGCCAACTTTCGACACCCCGACACCCGCACGGTGAGGCGTCCACGGCGGGAGGTGACCTTAGGTGACTGCGGAGATGGACTTCGACGGTCTCGTGGACGGCTCGGAGGAGCTGTTCAACTCGCTGTATGAGGCCGGCGACCCGGAATCGGTGCGGACGCTCGCGATTGAGACGGTGCGCACCTGGAATCGGCTGTGCAAGCTCAATCAGATCATCGCTGGCGACGTCGACACCTGGATGAAGCTGTCGCGGAACGACGCCGGCGACATCACGGTGTCGATCGACGACGCTCTGACGGCCGCTCGGACCCAGGCGAGCTCGTATCGGATGCTGATCGAGCAGATCTGGCGTCAGAGGGGCGGGGCGAAGACCGGCGCACCTGCCGGCGGCGGCGCGCTCGAGCTGATCCAGGGCTTCATCAATGACCACGGCTCTGCAGCGACCGGCTGACCTGTTCCCCGACCTCGTCGGGAAGCAGATCCCACACCACCTGTGGGAAATCGGGCCCTACGAAGGCTCCGAAGTCCTCGGCGACGCGGCAATTCTGCTCGCCCGGGCTATCGAGAACCCGCTGTTCCCGTGGCAGGACACCAGCATCCACTCGATGCTGCGCCGAAACCCCGCAACGGGCCTGTGGGTGCACCCCGACTGCTGCCTGATCTGCCCTCGCCAGAACGGCAAGTCCGAAACTCTGCTGATTCGCTGCCTGTTCGGGCTGTTCGTCCTCGGTGAGCGCATCGTGTTCTCCGCTCAACGCTGGCCGACGGCCAAGAAGCTCGCTCAGCGCATGATCGGCATCATCTACTCCGATCAGTCGCTGAAATCGCGGCTGGCGAAGAAGCCGACTCTGTCGCAGGGGATGGGCGAGATCGTCCTCGAGTCCGGCGCGCAGATCACCTTCCTCACCCGCAGTGAGGATTCCGGCGTCGGCTTCGACGAACTCGACCTGGTCATCTACGACGAGGGATACAACCTCACCGAGGGCAACACCGCGGCGCTCACCCTCGCGCAGATGGCCTCGAAGAACCCGCAGACGATCTACGCATCGTCGGCGGTGAATGCCCACCGTCACCCGAATGGCCATGTGCTCGCCGCGATCCGCCGCGACGGCCTCGCCCACGCCCCGGACCTGTACTTCGCCGAGTTCATGGCGCCCGACGGTGAGTGCGACTGCGACGCCTGCCGCGCCGTGGGGCCGATGGACCGCGAGGACGAAGCGACCTGGATCTACGCGAACCCGTCCTACGGCGTAATCCAGACCGAGGCGAAGGTCCGCAAGGTGATGCGCCGGTTCAACACCGTGCAGGGCCGCATCGCCTTCGATGTCGGCGTGCTTGGCCGCGGCGTGTGGCCGCGCGCGGAGGACGACCGCGACGCGGTGATCACCGAAGACCAGTGGGGCGATATGAAGATCGACCTCGACAACCTCCCGACGCTGACCGGGCCCGTTGCGCTCGCCCTCGACCGATCCTTCGACGGACGTGTGTGGGCGCTCGCCGCGGCGCAGTACACCACCGAGCAGCGCGTCCATATCGAGATCGGGTACGTCGGAGACGTCTCCAACGCCGAGATGCTCGCCAAGATCACCGACGTCGTGGCCGAGTGGAACCCGGTCGCGCTCGTCATCGACAAGAAGTCACCGGCGGCAGTCCTCGAACCGCTGCTCATCGCTGAGCGCATCGCGCCGGTGATGACCCACGCCGGGCAGATGGCCACCGCCTGCCAGGGATTCCTCGACGACGCCCTCGACGGGCAGCTGTCGCACACCGACCAGGAAACCCTCACCGAGTCGGTGCTCGGCGCAGCCAAACGCACCCTGCCGCAGGGCGACTTCGCGTGGGACCGCACCGCGGGATCGGTCATCTCGCCGCTCGTCGCGGTCACCCTGGCGCGCTGGGGCCTGCAGACGTTCGGCCTGAACCTGTCTGAGCCGTCGGCGGCGCCGGCGTTCGACGATCTCGACGAGCCCGGCGGTGACGCCGACCGTTACGACCTCGACGACAACGAGTTCGACCCGTGGGAACAGATCTGAGGAGGTGACCGGACATGGCTGACGAGGTGAAGACCGCGAGTCCTGTCACCGAAAAGGGGTACGTCCTCGAGGTGCCCACCGATTTCATGCTGTGGGACCGCGACGAGCGCATACCCGAGCTCGTCTGGCCGCACTCGATCGACGTGTTCAAGCGCATGTCGGCCGAGGACGGCCGCGTCGCCTCCTTGCTGGAGGCTATCTATCAGCCGATCCTGCAGACGCAGTGGCGAATCGACCCCAACGGCGCCCCGGATGAGGTCGTCGAGTTCGTCGCCAGCAACTTCGGACTGCCCATCGTCGGCGCCGACGAGAACAAGCCGACCGCCCGGACACGCGGGCGATTCATCTGGGATCAGCACCTCGAGCAGGCGCTCAGCAGCATCGAGTTCGGGCACGCGTTCTTCGAGCAGCTGTACCGACCCGACGATCAGGGCCGGTACGTTCTGCGCAAGCTCGCTCCGCGCCCTCCGGAGACGATCGCCAAGATCAACGTCGCCCGCGACGGCGGCCTGGAGTCGATCGAGCAGTACCCGGCCGGTGTGCAGGTCGTCGGCGGGCCAGGCGCGGCGGAGATTCCCGTCGACCGACTGGTGGCGTACGTGCGAAAGCCGCGTCCGGGCCAGTGGTTCGGCCGCTCGCTGCTGCGTCCCGCGTACAAGCATTGGCTCGCGAAGGACGAGCTGATGCGCATCGAGATCGCGACGGCCCGCCGCAACGGCATGGGTGTGCCGGTCGCGACGTCGACTGAGCAGGAGCGTGGCGACGCAGAGGCGATCAAGAAGTACCAGCGTCTCGCGTCGCAGTTCCGTGGCGGCGCGAACTCTGGTGTCGGTCTGCCGAATGGCGCGAAGATGGAGCTGCTCGCTCCGAAGGGAAACCTGCCGGATCTGCGTCAGGCGATCGAGTACCACGACAAGCAGATGGCTCTCGCCGCGCTCGCGCACTTCCTGAACCTTGACAAGGGCGGATCGTACGCTCTCGCTTCGGTTCTCAAGTCGCCGTTCGACCAGTCGCTGGGGTCGATCGCCGACGGGGTTCGCTCGACAGCCCAGGCGCACGTCCTCGAGGACCTCGTGGACGTCAACTGGGGACCGGATATGCCGGCGCCGCGGCTCGTGTTCGACGAGATCGGCCAGGACGCGACGGCGGCGACGCTGCAGATGCTCGTCACCGCGGGTGTTCTCACCCCCGACGACCGCCTGGAGGCCTTCGAGCGCCAGCAGCTCGGACTGCCGGCGGCCGACCCGGACACCGCCGCCCCCGCACCGGCGGCACCGCCGGCCGACGACGGTCCCGCGCCGGTGGCTTCGCGGACGCGACGACCGAAGTCGCGCAGGCCGATCACGATCGAGAAGGATGGAGCGCTGACCCTGTGGTGAACACCGACACGCTGGTCTCCTACGACGAGCTCGTCAGAGCCGCCGCCGATGCCGCTCTCGCAGGCCAGAACGTGGCCTTCGTGTCCGCGCGTGAACCGGCCAACGGCGATGCGCTGGAGGCGATCGTGCGGGAGATCCAGCCGACGAACTGCACGCGCGTCGCGCGGTCACAGTACCGACGCTCGGTCGCGACGATCATGGGCGGGCGAGTCAGCTTCGTCGTTGCCACGCGTGACGCGGGCCGCGGCTGGGATATCGACCTGCTCTGCCTGCACGATCCCGAAGGCTATCGCGAGGGGGCGCTGGATAGCTTGCTGCTGGCGGCGCACCGCGGACGAGTGCTGCGATCGGAGGCCAGATGAAACTGCCAGAGTCCGCTCGCCGTGTGCGTGCGCTCGCGACGCCAGAACGACGGCGCTGGTTCGACTTCCGCAATGCCGCAGACGAGGACACCGGCCCAGTCGAGCTGCTGATCTATGACGAGATCGATCCGTTCTGGGGCGTCGCCGCCGCGGAGCTGGTCCGCGAGCTCGCGCGGATCGACGCCGACCGCGAGCTGAAGGTGCGCATCAACTCGCCCGGCGGTGACGTCTACGAGGGCATCGCGATCCTCAACGCGCTCCGCGGCCGCGACGGCAAAGTCACCACCGTCGTCGACGGCCTCGCTGCGTCGATTGCCAGCGTCATTGCGATGGCCGGATCCGAGATCGTCATGATGCCGAACTCGGAGATGATGATTCACGATCCGTGGATGCTGACCATCGGCGATGCCGAGGACATGCAGACCGCGGCTGACAATCTCGGTCGCATTGCCGACAATCTCGCCTCGATCTACGCCGACCGCACCGGCGGTACGGCCGAGGAGTGGCGAGCGATCATGCGCGCCGAAACCTGGTACACCGCGGCCGAAACCGTCGAGGCCGGGCTCGCCGACCGCGTCGAAGAGGTCGCCACCGAGGACCAGAAGACCGCGGCGCAGAAGGCAGCCGCCCGATTCGACCTGTCGATCTTCAATTTCAAGCACGCGGGACGCGCCGAGGCACCAGCTCCGGCCGCGCTCGCACACACACGTACCTCTGCCGCCGAGGCCGAGGTCCCCACAGGAAAGGAGGCCAACATGGCCACCCTGAAGGAAGGCCTCGCGGAGCGCCTCGGCACCGACGCCGACGCCGATGACGAGACCATGCTCGCCGCAATCGACGAGGCTCTCGCCGAACGTGCGACCCCAGCCGCTCCGGCCCCGGAGCAGCAGGAGCAGGCGGCGGCAAAGCTGCCCGACGGTGTCGTCGCGATCGACGCCGCGACCCTCGCCGAGCTGCAGGCTTCGGCCCGCCGTGGCGACGAGGCTCGGGCCGAGCAGGAACGTGCAGATCGCGTTTCGGCAGTCGAGAACGCAGTCCGGACGGGCCGGATCACCCCGGCCCAGAAGGCGAGCTGGCTCGACCGCGTCGAGAAGGACCCGAGCGAGAAGGCGGTCCTCGAGTCCCTCGCACCGGTCTACCCGGTCGCCGAGCTCGGGCACGCGATCGGTACCGAGTACACCAACGACCCCGATCCCTACGAGGCGATCTACGGAAAGGAAGCCTGAGTCATGGGTGACGCAGCAGTTCTTCACAAGCCGGGCGAGGCAGTCACGCTCACCGCGGGCGCCGACATCACCGGCGGCCAGCTCGTCTACCTGTCGGGCGACCTCGTGGTCTCACCGACCACCGGCGCGCTCTCGACCGTGCGCGGTGTCGCCGCGCACGACGCGAAGTCCGGCGAGAAGGTGACGGTGCTGTCCGGCGTCGTCGTCGAGCTCGCCGCCGACGGCGCGATCGCCGCCGGCGCCCTGGTGGTCTCGGCGGCCGCCGGCGCCGCGGCGACCATCGCGTCCAACACATTCGACAAGCTCGTCGGCATCGCCGAATCGGCCGCCGCGAGCTCCAAGGTCCGAGTCAAGCTGTTCCGGTAACGGGGCGCGAGAAAGGAAAGAGGCACAACACATGCCGTACACGTATCCGCCCGCGCAGCCGACGCTCTCGGGTGACAACATCACCATCCACCGGCTGCTCAAGGACCCCGCCCTCGTGGCGCGGCGCCTGCGCACGATCGCCGAGAACCGGTTCATCGCTGACGTTCTCCTGTCGGCTCGGCTGACCACCGACTCCGGATCGGTTCTCTTCGAGACCGGTGAGTCGATCTACACCGATCGCGCTCCCGAGGCAGTCGCACCGGGATCGGAGTACCCGCTGACCGGTGTCGGCGACGGTGACGCCCAGCTGGCCAAGACGGTCAAGTGGGGCCGCGACGTCGAGATCACCGACGAGTCGATCTCCCGTCGCAAGATGGACCCGGTCGAGAAGGCCTTCAACAAGCTGGTCAACCACAACGTCAAGACCATCGACGGCGTGGCACTGGCAGCGATCGCCTCGCAGGTCACCCAGGCCACCGCGGCATCCGCGTCGTGGGCGACCGGTACGCCGAACATCCTCCGAGATGTACTGCGTGCCAAGGCTCAGATCATCGCCCTGAACGAGGGCTACGACCCCGACGTCCTCGTGGTCGACGATCTGACCTACGCCAACATCATGTCCGACGAGAAGTTTGCCGCACTCGCGGCGCGCGAGTCGAAGGACGGCCCGGTCTACACCGGCGAGTTCCCGATCGTGGGCGGCCTGCGGGTCCTCCCGACGCCGAACCTGCCGACCGCGGGCCAGGCCCTGGTGGTCGACACCAAGCAGCTCGGCGGCATGGCCGACGAGAACCTCGCCGGCCCTGGCTACTCCGGGGCGGTGTCGGGCATCCAGGTCAAGACCATCCGCAAGGAAGAGACCGACGCCTACCGTCTGCGCGCCCGCCGCGTGACGGTGCCGATCGTTCTCGAGCCAAAGTCGGCGTGGAAGATCACGGGGGTCGCAGCATGAGCTACCGCGTGATCGCGCCGCTGGTCGTCGCCCCGGACGACGACGGCCAGCTGCACTACCACTACGAGGGCGCCGAGATTGAGTCGATCGCCGACGACGCCGCCAAGCGGCTGGTCGCCGATGGTCTGCTCGAGAAGGCCAAGGCGGCCCCGCGAAGCTCGGCCGCCAAGTCGTCGACCAAGGCGCCGGCCAAGAAGTCGACCGAGGGCCAGGCGACCAAGGGCGACGGCGGCGGATCGGGATTGCCGCCGTTCACCGCTCCGGACGAGGAGTGGGTGGCCTACGCGATCGAGCAGGGCATGGACCCTGAGGATGCGAAGACCACGCCCCGTCAGGACCTGATCGCGAAGTTCGCGCAGCAGTGACATCGGGAGGGGTCACGCCACCGGCGTTCGTGTCACCGGCTGTGCTGCAGTCGGGGTGGCGTGACCTCTCGTCCAAGGAGCAGACCTACGCCAGTCAGCTCCTCGTCTCGGCGGGCCAGCGGATCCGCGACGAGTACCGCAAGGCCTTCGGCACCGAGATCGCCGAGGATCATCCAGGCGCCGTCACGGTGTCGATCGAGATGGTACGCACCTGCATGTCGACAGGCGCCTACATCGGTCACCTGCAGTACGGCCGCCTCGAGGGGCAGCGGCAGAAGACCGGCACGCTGACGAATCCTGGTGGGGCGATGGTGTTCACCGACTTCCACCGGCAGCAACTCGGGATCCCGACCACTGCGGGCCCTGAGTTCTGCTTCGACGGCGGATTCTGATGCTCGGCTCGGAGACGGCGACGTTCTCGAGCGAAGTCGAGTACGACGGCAACAACGATCCGATCGCGGGAACTGGTCAACCGTGGACTGTCGAGGGGTGCCACGTCGAACCACTCGACGGCACCGACATCACCGCCCAGGAGCGATCGGGCACAGCGACCCGCCTGAGAGTATTCATCCCAGTCACATCGGGAATCTCGGGTGACACGGTCATCACCTCGATCGGCTCACGCGGCGGCCCGTACCGCATCGAAGGCGACCCACAGCCGTTCATCGACGACGAAGACCCCGAGCTGTCGGGGTACGCCATCATCGCCCGCTCGGCGAAGGGCTGACGACCGATGGATGACATCGAGTTCCGCCTCGACCGTCGCGGCGCCGGCGAAATCCTCAAGAGCGGCGAGAGCGCGAACGCCGTCAGCGACGTCGCGCACAAGATCCGTGACCTCGTCGACGCCGACGTCAACGACGACCCCGACGACGAGATCGACGTGATCGTCACCTCGCACACCACCGACCGCGCCGTCGCGCGGGTCACGATCGCGCATCCCCGCGGTCGCGAACTGCAGGCGAAGCGGGGCGCGCTGACACGCGCAGCCGCGAAGCTGGGCCTCGAGGTCCGAGCCCGATGACGGTTCGCGTTCCAGTGTTCGCCGACCCCGCGGTGAAGGCCTTCCTGACTGAGCGGTTGGGATCCGCCGTCCAGGTCCGGTCGAACGTGCCCGACAAATGGAGGCCGACGCAGACCCCCGTAATCGTCGTCGCCGACGACGGTGGCACGTCCCGGTTTCCGGTCGCGCTGCGCCGCACTGTCCGCCTGACCGCCTATGCATCGGGCGAAACTGCTGCGCGGCAGCTGGTCTCGAGGGCATGGGCCGAACTGCTGAGCAGTCCGGTCCCCGGCCTGGCTCATGTGCGCGACGGAGTGGTGCCCTTCGACGCCGGCCGCGACCGCGACCACCCCGACGCCTGGCTGGCGTCATGCACGGTGCTCGCCACCGTGCGCACCCGCACGATCTGACTCGCGCAGCCCGCCAATCCCGGTGGCTGCGTGTCCATGCCCTTCACGGGCGACTCTCAATGCCCTTGAAAGGGGGACCATTATGCCCGCGACCATCAATCCCGATGCCTCTCACATCTGGGACGAAGCCGAGGTCTACATCCTGCCGAAGGCCGCGCTAAACGGCGCGCCGATCGAGGGATCGGCGTTCGAGCCGGACTCGGTCAACGAGGACTTCACCGAACGCGGTTGGCTGTTCGTCGGTCTGATCGACGCCGCCAAGGGCATCCCGGTCACACCCGAGGGCGAGGTCAAGAAGTTCAACGGCTTCGGCCACACCGCCTATCGCACCAAGTTCGTCCAGGGCCAGGTGCAGACCGGATTCACCGCCCTCGAGGACAACGCGGTGACCGCGCAGATCGTTCTGCCGGGCTCGTCGTCCGACAAGATCGGCGTGCCCCGCGACCTGCAGTTCTACGTCCTGTACCGCACTGTCGACTCCGGCGCAGCCGACCTCGGTCGCATGTCTCTGCGTCCCGCGCTGCTCGAGCTGACCGAGCACTCCGGCGCCGTCGAGGGCGAGCAGGAGATGTACGAGTTCACCGTGCATCATTCGGCCGACGCGAACAAGGACGTGTTCAAGAAGATCGGCAACGTCGCGACGACCGACTTCGAGGTGACCATCACCGGCGGCCCGACCGGCGGCACGTTCACCCTCACCTACGAGGGCAAAGCGACCACCGCGCTGGCGTACAACGCGTCGGCGGCGACGGTCAAGAGTGCGCTCGTCGCTCTCGACGACGGTTACGACGCCAGCGATTTCGCAGTCGCCGGTTCGGCCGGTGGTCCGTACGCGATCTCGGTGCCCAAGCCCGGATCGCTGTCCGCGTCGGGCAGCTTCACCGGCGGCACCTCGCCCGATATCGAGGCCGAGCCCGCCGCCTGATGAGACCCCCGGTCGCTGGTGGAGTGCAGCCCGCCAGCGACCGGGATCCCAGCTGCACCGCTGCACACAGGAAGGCACCGATGAAGGAACGAGTTCCCTCCGAAGATGAGATGCGCGCCGTCGGCGTCCGCCACAACCTCCTCGAGGAGGGCCAGCCGATCCCGCCGCGGATGCGGGCCCGCCTCGCGAAGCTGGCCAATGCCGAGGTAGACCTCGCCGACGCGGAAGCTGCAGAGGCAGAGGCGCACTCGCAACTCGAATCTGCACGGACGGCGGCGATATCTGAACTCGCGGCCATGTTCCAGGAACTCACCGATGCCGGGATTCCTGATGACCCGGCGGGCACTGTGCTCGCCGCTCTCGCGCCCTCGATCTGGCGCAAACACCACCAGTAGGACCCTCACCTCACGGGAAGCTGCACACCCTGATGATTGACGAAGATTTCGACCAGTTCGAGGACGGCGACGACGCCGCTCCCACAACGACTTCCACGTCGCGCAAGTCCACCTCGAAGCGGCCCGCCAAGAAGACCACGACGGCGAAACGACCAGCCAAGAAGGCCGCCGCGCCGCGAGCTCGCCGCCCGGAGCCCGCCTCGGACCCAGAACCACAGGACGACGAACCATCGGTGGCACCGGGACTGCCTGAGACCGCCGCCCGCCAGCGCGAGGGCCGCGACGACGAACTCGTGCGCGTCACACAGAACGGCGTGCCGATCGAGGTGCCGGCCGATCAGGGACAGTGGCCGCTGTCCGCGATGGAGTACTTGATCACCGGGCGCATCTTTGCCGGTGTGCGGCTGCTCGTCGGAGAGGAACAGTGGTCGGCCCTGATCGCCTCGGGCGCGAAGGTACGCGACGCAAACGAGCTGTTCGACAAGATCGCCGCCGAACTCGGACTGGAGTCGGCGGGAAAATGATCGGCCTCATCGCCCTGCTGGAGCAGCACGGCGGTGAGATCGAATCAGACCTGCAGGGCAAGGGGATCGACCTCGTCGACCTCTACCGCGGTCGGCTGACGCTCCGCAAGATCGCGGTCCTGATCAAGTACCTGCCCGCGACGTCGGCGCTCGCACTGGCGACGAACGGCGGACAGGCGCCATGGTCGCTCACCGAGTATCTGCTGTCCGACATCTGGGCGCTGCATGCACGCCAGATCGCCGGACGCAGAGCCCCGGACAGCCACCCGTGGCGCAAGGCGATGATGTCGCGCCACAACGCCACGAAGAACACCACTCGTCGTGCCGCGCTACTCAAGGCGCAGGCACGCCACCGAGCCCGTAACCGCCAGAAGGTGGCGGGGCGGGGCGACGGTCGCCCCGCACAGTGAGAAGGGAAGCTGCACATGACAACTCAGACAGGTAACCGCGCCCAGCGCCGAGCCACCCCGACCAAGGCCGCGGCGAAGCGGACCGCGAAGAAGGCGCCGCCCAAGCCTGCGGCCGCCGCCGCCCTCGACGAGCAGGCCCGCCCGTCCTCGGCAATCGACGAGTCCCGGGCTCGCGAGGTCGACGGAGTCACACTGGTGCCCTTCGACTTCCGCGGTGACACCTACTGGTTCCCGCGTGACGTCGAGGACTGGGATCTGCGCGCGATGCGCGCATTCGAGGACGACAAGGCACTCACCGCGCTGGAGTACCTGTTCGCCGACGACGAGAACGGCAAGTCCGGATACGACCTGCTGATGTCGCGCGGCTACCGCCTGGGCGACGTCGAGGAGCTGTTCGAGCTGGTCGCCGACGTCGGTGGGTTCAGCGAAGCCTGACACCAACCGTTCACGTTTCGCCGCAGTCGTATAGCAGAGGAAGGGGTCGCCGGTGAGTAATCTCGGGTACGCAACCCTGCAGGTGATCCCTTCCCTGCGCGACGTGAGCCGCAATGTCACCCGCCAGCTCAACGCGCGGATGCGCAGCGCCGGCCGCGAGGCTGGCGCCGAGTACGGCCGCGGTGTAGCCAGCGGCGTCGAACGGGGCATCCGGGGCGTCGACGCACACGGTATCGGCCGTCAGCAGGGCCACCGGTACGGCCAGGGGTTCGTCGCCGGCGCCCGCTCGGGCCTCCGGAACATCGTCGCGGGGTTCGCGATCGCCAACGCCGCGGCCAGCGCGATGATCAGCCACGTCGGCCGTGCGGCCACCATGCTCGGTATTGCCGCGCGCATCACGCGACACTTTTCCGCGAGCCTGCTCGCCGGCGCGACGATCCTGCGGACGATGACCGGCGCAGGTCTAGCCCGGATCGCGGGCCTGCTCCGGATCGTCGCCACCGTCGCCGGACATGTCGCCCGTGAGATCTCTCGTATCACCTCGGCGCTGATCATGCTGCGCGCGGTCGCGACCGTCATCGGGACGCTGACCCGCATCGGCCGCGTCCTCGGAATGATCACGATCGGCAGTGCGGTCGCGCTCGGTGCGCTCAGCGCACTGGCGCCGGTCATCGCCGCCCTCGGATCAGCGTTGATGACCCTCGGCGCCGCGGCCGGCGGCGCCGCAGTCGCCGGTCTCTCCGCGCTCGGCGCTGCGACAGCCACCGTGAAGATCGGTCTCCTCGGCGTCGGCGACGCGTTCAAGTCGATGGGCAAGGCCGCGACCGGCGGCGGTGGCGCGACCGTCGACACCGCGAAGCAGGTCCAGCGCGCCCAGAACCAGCTGTCCCGGGCGGTGAAGGACGAACGCGACGCACAGCGCGACGTCGGCCGCGCCCGTGACGACGCCCGTAAGAAGCTCCGCGACCTGTCGTTCGAGCTGCGCGGCGCCGCGCTCAGCGAGAAGGACGCCGAGCTGTCGCTGCGCGAGGCCCGCAACGATCTCGCCGCCGGCAAGTTCGAGACGTCCACTGACCGCGAGCGCGCGGTCCTGCGCGTCCAGGAGGCCGAGCTTCGTCTCGCCGAGACCCGCAAGGACAACAACGACCTCGAGAAGTCGGCCGCCGACACCCGCGCCCGCGGCGTCGAAGGTTCCGAGGAAGTTGTCTCTGCGCAGGAGCGGCTCGCCGACGCGACCCAGTCGGTCAAGGACGCCCAGGACGCGCTGAACGAGGCGCGCGCCCCGCAGGCCGGTGGCGGCGGAACGGACCCGTTCGCCGAAGCGATGGCGAAGTTGTCGACGAACGCCCAGCAGACCATGCTCGCGGTCCGCGGGGTGACTCCGGCGTGGGAATCGCTGCGAAAGTCGGTCCAGGACGAGATGTTCGCCGGGATCGCCTCCCAGGTGCAGCCGCTCGCTGCGACGTGGTTCCCGCGCCTCGGAGACTCGATGCGCACGGTGGCGGCCGGATTCAACCAGGGCGCCCGGTCTGCGATGAGCTGGGTGAACTCAGCTCAGGGCATCAACGTGGTCTCGACGTGGATGGGGACGTCCTCATCGATGGCGGCCACGCTTGGCACCGCGTTGGGCAATCTCGTCCCGGGGCTCGCGGCGATCGGCGCCGGGGCCGGCCAGGCGTTCGGGCCGATGTCGCAGGGCCTCGGCGCTGCGGCGAAGTCGCTGTCGGACTGGCTCGTCCGGATGCAGCAGTCCGGCCAGATGGCCGAGTTCTTCCGTACCGCCGTCGCCACGCTCACCCAGACCTTCCGGAATGTCGCTGCGGTCCTCGGGCCGGTGCTGTCGGCGTTCCGTCAGCTCGGCGCCGTGTCGGCGGCCGGTCTCGCGCCCGGGTTCGCCTCGATCGGCCAGGCGATCGCGCAGGCCACCCCGGGCCTCGTGCAGATGGCTGAACGGCTGATGCCTGCACTGGGCCAGGCGTTGAGCAACATCGCACCGATCATCCCCGCTCTCGTGCAGGCCTTCACGCCGTGGTCGGAGATCCTCGCCGTCATCGCCCCGCATATCGCCACCGTCATGTCCCACCTCGGCCCGATGGCGCCGATTCTGCTAGGGATCGCGTTGGCCGCCAAAATGATCACGACCGCGATGGTCGCCTACAACGCGGTCATGGCGATCGCATCCGTCGCCCAAGGTGTCTACGCGTTCGCCGTCGGTCGGACCGCGGCATCCCTCGGCGCCAACACCATCGCTCTCGCCGCCTACAACGCAACCAAGGTCATCACAAACGTGCTGACCTGGGCTGGCGCGACGGCGATGCGAGCGTTCGGCGCTGCGCTGCGATTCGCGATGGGGCCGGTCGGACTGATCATCATCGGAATCAGCGCCTTGGTCGCTGGGCTCGTGTGGTTCTTCACCAAAACCGAGATCGGCCAGAAGATCTGGACGAAGGTGTGGAGCAGCATCAAATCCGCAGTGCAGGCGACCTGGGAGTTCCTCAAGCCTGTGTTCGCCTGGATCGGCGAGGCCTTCGGCAAGGTCGTCGGATTCATCCGCGACAACTGGCGCATGATCCTGCCCTTCATCCTGGGGCCTCTGGGACTCCTCATCTCCGTGGTGTCGAAGTACTGGAACCAGATCAAGGCCGCGTTCACCGTCGCATTCCAGGCGATCGGCGCGGTCGCGGTGTGGCTGTGGCAGAACGTCATTCAACCCGCATGGACCGGCATCCAGGCAGCGGTCAGCTTCGCGTGGGGCGTGATCAAGGGCATCTTCTCGGTGTTCATGTCGGTGCTGCGCGTCGTCGGGACCGTCGTGATGTGGCTGTGGAACAACGTCGTGACCCCGGCGTTCAACGGCATCAAGGCCGTGATCGGCTTTGTGTGGGGCGGCATCAAGTTCTACTTCGACGCGTTCATGGCCGCGATCCGACTGATCGGCGGCGTCGCGAACTGGCTGTGGCAGAACGTCATGATGCCTGTGTGGAACGGCATCAAGGCCACCATCGAGGGCTTCTGGAACGGCGTGCAGGCCGTGTTCGGATGGATCACCGACAAGTTCCGGTGGATCGGCAACGTCGCTGGTGAGGTCAAAGACCGCGTCGTCGAGCACTTCGGTCTGATCGTCGGGTTCGTCAAGTCGCTGCCCGCGAAGATCGCGAACGCGGCGTCGGGCATGTGGGACGGCATCAAGAACACGTTCAAACAGGTGCTCAACTGGATCATCCAGAAGTGGAACGACTTCTCGATCTCGATGAAGGTGCCCGACAGTGTGCCGATCATCGGCGGCAAGGGCTTCACCATCGACACCCCGAACCTGCCGATGCTGGCGGGTGGCGGTGCGATCCGGGACCGGTCGGGTGCGCTGTCGGGGCCGGGCACGCCGACCTCGGACAGCATCTACGGCGTGAACCGCAACGGCGTCCCGGTCGTGCGAGTCGCCGACAGCGAGCGCGTGATGACTGCGCGGTCCCGCGACCGCGGCGACAACGAACGCATTCAGGAAGCGATGAACGCCGGCGCTGCGTTCTCGCTGCCCGGGTATGCCGGCGGCGGGGTGCTGCCGAAGTCGCTCGATGGCTACACCACTCCGGACGGAATCAACGGCGGCACGGTCAACCTTGGCGACATCTCCGGGCCTGGTGTGACCACCGGTATCCAGCTGTCGATGTGGGACACGGTGCGCAAGCAATTCCCGGACGTGAAGCTGTTCTCGGCGACGCGCACGGTGCAGACCGAGGGTCACGCCGACTTCCACAACGCGGGCAAGGCGATCGACCTCAGCCCGTCGCAGGCAATCGCTGACTGGATCTCCCGCACCTTCGGATCGCGCGTGCTCGAGCTGTTCTGGGACCCGGGGCCGAACATGGACGACGGGAAGCCGACGGGCGCGATCGGCGGTCACTCCGACCACGTGCACTGGGCGATGGACGAGATTCTGCGCACCGAGCCGCCGGCACCGGAGGTCGGCCCGCCTGCGCAGGTCCCGGAGACCGAGGTGCCACCTGTGTCGTCGCTGGGAACGACGTCGAACCCGACGTCTCCGGGTGAGACGGGCACGACGACCACCGAAACCCCGGGGTCGGGCCAGAAGTCGATCTCGGATCGGTTCGGTGAAGTCGCAAAGTCAGCCGTCCAGGAACAGATCACCGACGCGCTCGGTGTGGTCGCGGTCTCGGATTCTCCCGGTTGGTTGCAGGCAATCGGTCAGTACGAGGAGGACAACAAGCCGCAGACCACGACGACCGGCGACCAGTCGACCACCGGCACGCCGCCTGCAACGACGACGCCGCCGGCCGACCAGTCGACGACCCCGGCGCCCGCACCGGCACCGGCGCCGCAGGCTCCGGGGAAGAAGCAGATCCCGGGCGTCGGATCGCTGACCATGGACTCACCTGTCCCCGACGTCGCGCGCGCGATCGTCGGCGAGGCGCAGCGGCGGAAGTTCTCCTGGACCGACGCCGTCGCGCAGGTCTCGACCGGACTGGCCGAGTCCGGACTGCGGATGGTGAACAACCCTGCCGGGTGGCATGGCTACTTCCAGCAGGATGCTTCTTACCCGGGCCGCGACAACCCGAACGAGAACATCAGCGAGTTCTTCAACCGCCTCGAGGCCAAGAAGCACCCCGACATCTGGAAACGCATCTTCTGGTTGCAGCAGCGTCCGGGTGAGCCCAACGCCGACGCGGCGTTCGCGAATGGTCGCCAGGCCTACATGACCGAGATCCAGTCGCCCCGCGGCCGCGCCGACGCGCTGGTCCGCGGGATTGTCACGCCTGAGCTGTTCGACCGCGGCGGGCGCCTCACCGACGGCATCCATCTCGTCGAGAACGCACGCGGCCACGACGAGACGATCCTGCCCCAGACTCCCGAGGAGGTGTTCGGCCGGTTGGACGCTGCTATCCGCTCGATCGAGGACTACGCCAACGGCGGCGGGCCCCGCACGGTGATCAACAACGTCACCAACGCCACCTTCCGCGACGAGGACGAGTACTACCGGCAGGCGCGGCGCAACGCGCGCATGGGCATGCGGCAGAAGACCGGCGGGCGTGCGGCGGTGATGGCGTGAGCAAGCACATCGAGTTCGCCCTGCTGGGCACCGACCGGTCCCGCTGGGACATCGCGGGTCCGCTCGCTCCACGGCAGGGCGCACTCATCGCGGCTGAGCAGGTCGAGGGCATCTACGACGCTCCGATCAAGCAGGAGTGGTCGGAGACTGTCGACGGCGTCGGCGGTACCCACGAGCACACGACCCGTGGTGTACGCGAGTTCGCGCTCGGGTTCCATCTGTTCGAGGACGAGTATCCCGGCCCGGCCGGACGGCTCGAGTCGAACTTCCGGATGGCGTTCTCGATGGAACGCGATAAGTGGGACACCACGTTTCAGCACACCCGCCTCGTCGCGAAGACGCCGTTTCTCTCCGGGGTGCGGATGCTGACATGCCAGATGTACGACGCCCCCGAGATCGACCTCGGCGACGACCGGATCGATGAGGAGTACTTCAACGTGAAGTACCTTCTGCGCGCGGCGAACCCGATGTGGATGGGCAAGCGCAAGGTCACCGAGTTCTGGACCACTGGGTCGTCGAAGACCGGCACGATCCCGGTGTCGAACCCGACCGACCGACCGATGATGCTGACCTGGATCCTCGAGGGCGTCGGCGCGGAGTTCGTGATCCCGGACCCGTCATGGACCGGCCGCCCCGGCGAACGTGTTCCGGGCGGCGACCAGGCCGACCGCGTGATCGAGCTACCGAAGATCCTCAACTCGGACGGCGGCGGTGTGACGATCACCCGTGAACGCAATCAGGTGCACGCCAAGACGAAGTCGGGCGCGAACTACGTCTCGCGGATGATGGGCAACTGGGTGCGCCACGAGATCCCGCCGTACACGCCTCTCACTGAACTGCCGATCTCGGTGTCCGGCGCCGTCGACGGCGCGATGGCGCAGCTGGTCCAACCGCGGGCCTGGTCGCGGCCGTGGGGCCTGGAGATCGTGGGGCTCGAGTCGTGAGGACTGTTGAGGATCTGCGCCAGGCGTGCGAGGACATCTGGGAAGCGACGCTCGAGCAGGAACGCAAGCTGCAGGAACTGCGCGACACCCCGCCGGCGATGTTCATCTTCGACGGCCACCAGCGGCTGCAGCACATCCTGCTCGACGACGTGTACAAGCTGCACTGCGAGGACGTCGAGAACGACACCGGTGTCATCGATTTCGAGATGGACTTCGCCCATCCGGTCGCGCAGTGGCTGTGGGCGCGCAAACCCGCGATGGACGCCAACGAGGGCGAGCTGTTCCACGTCGACGTCGAGAAGAACGGCGTCCGACTGACCGGCCGCTACGAGTCCATGACGGTGCGCACCGAGAAGGGCCGCAAGATCCTCGCGGTCACCTGCCTCACCGACTACGAGAACCTGAAGTGGATCGACGTCTGGTGTAACCCGTTCCTGCCGGCCATCTTCCAGTTCCCGCGCCTATTCCTGCTGTGGGGTCCGGCGATCTGGGTGCTCAAGACCGCGCTGTTCCTCAACCTGTGGCGCATCAACTCCTCGATCTGGCAGATCCCCGACGACCCACTCAACCCGCTGACGTGGCTCGACGGCCTCGACTTTTCCAACTGGGACATCGTGGTCAAACCGACGTCGTTCCTCGAGGACGTCGCCGCCGGCACCACGACCGCACTGTTCGTGTCCCGCTTCGGCAAGTTCCACGACCGCGCGCAGATGATCGCTGCTGACGCCGAACTGTCGATCGTCACCCGCCGAGTGCGTGAAGGGGACCCGGAACCGTGGGAGGGCGCCTACGACATGGGCGTCCGCCCTGGGCAGCTCGTGGTCGACATCGTCGACAAGTCCGACCACATGGAGGGCTGGGTCAACGGCGGCAATATCTGGGACGGATTCACCCGCGGTGCCCGCGATTTCGTCAACGACTTCGTCGAGTCGATCGACACCGAACTGACCGGCGCGCCGAGCTTCCCATCGGAGATCTTCACCGATTGGCTCGGCACCCCGAAGCGGTTCCCGGTCGCGCACTTCCCCGCAGACGCACCCGGCGCCGCCGACACCGACGTCACCAAGACGCCGGCCAAGGGTTCGATCATCAACACCGGTGGCCACTCGATGCCCGGTGTCAACGAGGGCATCTCGGCGGCGATCCAGGCCGCCGGCGACATCATCGGCGACAACCTCAACGTCATGGGGTACGGCGTCGGTTCGGTCGGTGGTGCGCTCGACGCAGTGCTGAAACCGTTCTACGAAGACACAGTCCTGGCGTGGATCTCGGTGAAGCTGACCCACCGCATCGCCCAGTCGGGCAGCTCGCGGTATCTCGAGTACTTCATCGACTCCCCGGGCAAGGCCTACACCCTGTCGTCGCTGATGGTGCTTCGTGCCGCGGTGTACGCCACCGAGCGCAAGACCAAGAAGAAGGTCACCGCGCACAGCTCGGGCCCGTACGTCATCGGCTGGCCAGGATCGGGCCACTACTACAAGGGCGATCGCGCGACGTTCGAGGTCGGCGGTGACGACACCGGCGAGATCCACGCCGAGCGCGCGATGAAGATGACCCTCGACTGGGAGCGGGACCACTTCGCGAAGTGGGAGGCCGAGTTCGGCATCCCCGAGGACGAGGACCCCGTCGTCGAGCTGATGGCTCAGATCAACCAGTACGCCGAGGCTGCACACACGCTCGGCGTGTGGTGAGGAGAGTTCGATGACCGACACATCCGCCAACCCGCGCGACATCCCCGAGCAGCTCGCCGCCGCCGAGAACGATCGCATGCTCGAGCAAGTCGCGAAGGCTACCGGCGAGAAGCTGGATTTCGTGCGCGACCAGGTCGGCAAGCTGCTGGCGATGCACGTCGGGCTGCCCGGGGTGAACTCGGCACCGCTGATCACCGGCCCGAACCACTACTTCGAGACCTGCTGCCATCTGTTCGAGTGCGGCGCGCGGGTGACCGCGGACCCGATCAAGTCCTACCAGGTGCCCACCGACGTGTCGGGCATGAACGGACGGTGGGTCTACGACAACGAGGACTCCGCACCGGAGGCCTACGCCGAGCGGGCCCGCCGCCAGGTGCGCGCCGAGCGCGAGGCGTACCGGCAGGCACTGAAGGAACGCCGCGAGGGAAAGGCCCGCCGTGTCGGTGACGCGGCTCAACCGCGCAACCGTCAGGAGCGGCGCCGCCGCTAAGCGGCCCGCACCTATAGGCCGCCATAAACCCCTATAGACCCTGATCCCGCTCCGGGACCGGGGATTCAAGCATGCCAGGAGGTCCAGATGGTCGAGAAGAAGCTGCAGTTCGACCGGTCCGCAGTACCGCAGGAGACCGGGTATTGGTGCGCGCCGGCGTCGATCCAGTCCGCCCTGCGGGCCCGCGGGCTGCGTGTCGAGGAACGCGTGATCGCGCGGCAGACCGAGGAACTCGAGGGCAACGTCGGGTGGGACGACCAGGACGGCACTGACAACATTCGTCAAGGCGCCACCGTGCTGAACCGGTACCTGCCGGAGGCGCAGTACACGGTCGTCGAATGGCCGGGAAACCCGGGCAAGGCTGCGCGCGAGGAGTTCTGGGAGCGCGTGCGATCGGCTGTCGACGCCGGTTACGGGGTGCTCGTCAACATCGTGGCACCGGTGCCGAACTATCCGCGGGGGACGCGCGGCAGCCGGTCGCCGGCCTACGGTGGCGGCACCGTCTTCCACTACATCCTGATCGCCGGCTACTACGAGGGTCCCGACGGACGGCACTACTGGGTCGACGATTCCGGGTTCAACCCGTTCGGGTACTGGTGCTCGCACGAGCAGATGTGCACCCTCATCCCTCCGAAGGGTTACGCCTACCCGGCCGGGGCCACCGAGTTCCTGTCTGCGCTCAATGACGCGGAGCAGCGCACGGTGTGGTCCGGCTTCGCGCAGCTCGTCGGTCCGTCCTGATGGACGCCCGAACATTGGCTCGCGCGATGGAATGCCCGATCGCGCGTGCCGAGGAGATGTGCGCGGCGATGAACAACGCGATGATCGCCGCGGGCTGCACCACGTTGAACCGGGCGGCGATGTGGTGCGCGCAGATCGGGCACGAATCCGCAGGCCTGGTCTACATGGAAGAGATCGACGACGGGCAGCGGTACAACGGGCGAGCGGATCTCGGCAACACACAGCCCGGAGATGGGCCGCGCTACAAGGGGTCTGGTCCGATCCAGCTGACCGGCCGCAGCAACTTCCGCGAGTTCTCGCGGTGGTGCTTCTCGAAGGGCTGGACACCGACGCCGCGCTATTTCGAGGACATGCCGTATCTCGTTCGCGAGGAACCGAAGTGGGGGTTCCTCGCGGCGTCCTGGTATTGGACCGTCGCCCGCCCGGGCATCAACGCGATGTGCGATCGGCAGGACGTTCACGGCGTCACCAAGGCGATCAACGGCGGGCTCACCCACATTGACGACCGCATCCGGCGGTTCCGACTGTGCCGCGAGATCGGCGCAGCACTTCTACCCGAGGAGGAGTTTCTCATGTCCCTGAATCCAGTTGAGCAGCAGACCGTGTGGTCGGCCGGCGCACAGCTCGACCGCCCGACGTCGAAGGTTCGTCGGGCGCCGAAGTGGCTCGTCCGCTTCCTGCCGTCGTCGTTTGACTGGACCAAGAAGCCCGACGAGTACGAAGGCCCGTGGGTTCGCGACGAGATAGACGCACTCGTCAACGAGGTCGTGACCGGTGTCTTCACGTTCAGCCCCGACGACACCATCGACTTCGGTGACGGACCCGTCCGCCTCGTCGACGTCCCGGCCTCGCAGCCCGTCAACTTCGTGACGCTGCAACGCATCATCGCCGCCCACCTCATCGCATCGAAGGAGAAGTGACCATGTCTGTACCCACCCACACCCCCGCCCGCCTGATCGTCGGCCGCGAACCAGCCATGATCTCGTCGGCGGTCATGGCTGTCGTCGGCCTGTTCTCAGGGTTCGTGCTGCCGATCTCGACGACCACGCAAGCACTCATCCAGGCGCTCGTCGGTGCAATCCTGGCCCTGTGGGTGCTCATCGCGGTCCGGGAGAACATCGTCCCCGGAATCCTCGCGGTCGTGCAGGCGGCCCTACCCCTGGTCGTCGTCGCCGGCGCGGACCTGACCACCGATGAACAGGGCCAGATCTACGCGGCCGCCGCGATCCTGCTCGCCCTCTTGGCCCGTCCCAACCTGACGCCGAAGGTCCCCGCCGTCATCGACGGCGATGTGGTCAAAGCCAGCGGCGAGTGACCACCGATGATCGCCGCGACCCCGTCGAGGCGCTGCTGGCGTCGGTCCGGACCGCGGGCATCCTTTACGGGGTGTTCGCGGTCGGGTACGGCCTGCTGACAGTCGTCTTCGGTGACGCACTGTGGGGATCGGGCGCGTACGGGATCGCGCAGAAGATTCCTGCCGCCCCGCAGTCGTGGGGTCTGGTGTTCGCGGGGTTCGGTATCGGCATCCTCGTCGGCATGCGAGTCCGGCGACCTGGCCTGACCGCCGCATCGTGTTGGCTCGCTGGCGTGTGGTGTTACGTGTTCGCGATCCTGTTCCTCGCTGATTCGTTCCGTCGCGGAGAAGCGTTCGGTATCACGGGATTCTGGCTTTACACCATCTTCGGCACACTCGTCATCAATCGCGGCGCGTGCGCCCGGAAGGTCGGTATCTGATGGACTGGCTACGACAGTGGGGCCACCAAGTCACCTCGGGTCCCTGGCCTCTGTATAGGCTCATCGCGCTTGCCATGTTCGTCGGCGCGATCCAGCAACTGCGGTTTGGTGTGCCCGACTCCCTGCGGTCCGCCGCACCTCACTGGTTTGACTGGGTGTGGTTGTCGCTGATGCTTGTTGCCTCGGCCCTGATCATCATCGCGATCGGGATCATGGGTGACACCGCGAAGTCCGCACACATCGAGATCGGCGGTCTCATACCGCTGTTCGCGTCGATGCTCATCTACATCGTCGGCTACTGGGTGTCGATGGGGCAGCCGAAATCGTGGCTCACCACACTGCCGTACGCGATCGCCGTGTTCGCGGTGGTGCGGTTCTTCGAACTGCGCAGCCGCTTACGAGACACCATGGCCGAGCTCGCGGCCGAACACCCCGAGGAGGACTGATCAGTGGACTCGTGGCTCGGTCTCGTCGGCACCATCCTCGCCGCGGCCGCCGGCGGTGGCACCGTCGCGGCGATCATCAACTACTTCCAGCAGCGCCCGAAGCTGACCGCTGAGGCCGAGGACATCTACTCGCGCCGCAAGTCGCGCGAGCGCCGAGAGGACCACCGCGAGCGGGCCATGCTGCGCGCCGAGGCCGACCTGATCGAGTACAAGTTCGATCGCCTCCTCGACGCCTGCGGAACCCTCCTCGACCAGGTGCAGCACTGCCCGGGCGTCGAAGTGTCGCAGGTCCGCACGAAGGTGCTCGAGATCAAGTACCTCGACCGGATACCCGGTCGCCCAGCGCCAGGTGACCTACTCGTGGACGGAGATGCACAGTGATCGATCTGCTGTGGGTGGACGGGACGTGGGCACCGCGGGGCGGGTCGCCGGCGTCCGAGGCTCTGCGTCGCGCTCTGGATCCGCGCAAGGTGCGGTTCACCTATGTGCCGTACCCCGCGACGTTCGGACCCGCGACCGCACCCGGGCACATCTCTGCGGCACAGTCGATCGCCGCGGGTGTGCGGAACCTGACCCACGCGGTACACGCGGCGCAGTACAACGCGGTCGTCGGCGGGTACTCCCAAGGCGCGATGGTCGCGTACAAGTTCGCGCGGGAGGTGCTGCCGTGGCGGCGTGAGCTGATCGTGAAAGCTGTGGCGGCGATGGGCAATCCGCACGAGCCGTCACACCGCGGCCGAGGCGGCATCGCTGAACGTCTCGGTCTGCCGCGGCGCCTGTTGTCGGTGTGGGCGCCGGGCGACCCGATCGCCGACCTTGACGAGGACGCGCCGCTTCGCTCGGCGTGGGACCTCCTCGAGTGGATGTCGGTGCGCGACGTACCGTCGGCGCGACGTTGGCTCGACGAGGTTGTCGCCGATCTCGTCGACGGCCCGCAGGATTGGTGGCGCAACCCCGACATCCTCGCGTCGCTGCGCGGTGCCGGCAACTACGTGTTCGGCACCCAGCACACCCTCGACTACGTGCACGGCGGCCACGCACGGCGCCTGGCCCGCATGATCGAAGACGTTGCGTCGTGAGTCATCCCGCGCCCGGATGGTCCGGACCGAAGTACACCCCGGCCGCCAACGTCGCGTCACCCGACGGCGGACCGCAGGGAATGTCCGACCTCGCGAACAACTGGGACAAGGCGACATTCGAGGAGTGGCTCGCCCAGCAGTGGCAGGAAACGTTCGGCAAGACCGGCATCGCGATGGGCGGGCTGCGCGAGCTCGTGCACGCGATCATCTCGGTGTTCCAAGGCGACGTTGAACCCCTCGAGGAGCTGATCGAGGAAGCCGTTCGCGGTATCCCGCTGATCGGCGACATCATCGCCGATCTGTGGGACGCGATCCGTGGCGAGTACGAGGGCGACGACGGAATCCTGCTCGCGATCCAGGGCCTGTTCTCTCCGATCCGCCGCGTCGTGCAGATCTTCACCGGCCGCCCAGGAGGCCTCGGCGCCAACGCCTCCGAGGTCGACGACTTCTGGGGCGACATGCAGCGAACCCTGAAGGGCGAGGATACCGTCGGCGAGTGGTTCGAAGATGTCTCGATCGCCGTGGCGTCCGGGGTCAACGATCTCGCAGAGAACATCCGCAACGCCGTGCAGGGCGGCGTCGCCGCGGGCACGGGCGCAATCGCTGGCGCCTTCGAGGCCGTGTCGAACCTGTTCGGGATCGCCGATAACGCCGAGAAGATCGCGATGGCCGCCCAGCAGCAGTTGCAGGACATCACCAACGAGACGAACACCCCTGGCTGGTCGGGGTATTCGTGGTCGACAATCTTCTCCGGCGCTGACGGCACCCCGCTGCCGTCGACGGACTGGGCCACTACCCGGATCGCGATCGTCGGCGACGACGGCCACGCCGGCATCATCAACAACTCGACCGACGGCGACCACTTTTGCACGGTCCGCGACATCCACAAGTTCGCGACTGACTCGCAATCGGCGTCGATCGTCGTCGGCAAGAAATGGTCGTTCTCCGAGGATCGGTGGACCGCGATTCGCCTTCGGTGCGACAGCGAAAACCCGGCCCAGGGCGCGGCGTGCTGGGTTCGACCCGGCAACATCCGGATCGGCCGGTTCTCCGGTGGCACCAACACGATCTGGTACACGGTCGGCCAAACCATCAAGCCGGGCGACATCGTCCGGTTCCGCTGCCATGGCGACAACTACTACGTGCTGGTCAACGGCAAAGTCGTTGTCTCGTGGACCGACACCGGCGCATCCGTGTCGAAGGGCGCAGGTTTCCGGCACGCCGGATTCACTCAGGAGTACCTCAATGGACTATTCGCCGACCAGGCCAGCTTCCAGATCGCATCGTGGGCGATGGCCGACTGGCTCCCTGCCGGGGGCACGGTGACGACCCCGGCGTGGCGCCTGCGCCGCGGAGCGGGGTCCGCTGTGGCGCTCACGGTCGGGCACGGCGCCCAGGCACAGATGCCCGCCAGTTTCTACACCGTCAACGACCTCGCCTCGGGTGTGACCGTCACCGACCTCGGCAGCGGCCAGGTCACCATCACCGAGACCGGGTGGTACGAGATCAAGGCGACATCGGTGTCGCAGGACTCCACCGACGATGGGAACAGCTCAACGAGCGGCACGAACGCGCGATCTGCCGCCCATGTCGCGAACGCCTTCCGCGCGAGCATGTGGGTTCTGTTCGTCGATGGAATCGCCGTCGAGGGCCCTCTGGGACCCGGCGTCGCGACCACGCTGTACCTCGCAGCCGGACAGGTTGTGCGGCCCGGTGTCTCGGCATCGGTTCCGTTGACACCAGCTGGTGCGACGCACCGGCCCATCGAGTTCTCCGGCACCTCGTCGCAGATCGTCATGATCCAGGGCCGATCGAACATCACCCACGTCACCGGCGCCCCATCGGCGTCGTTCACCGGCAGAAAGGTCGCCTGATGGGCAACGACACCATCTTCGAGTTGCCCGAGATCCCGGGCGTCACGTTCACCGCCAGCTACGGGTCAGGCGGCGAGACCGGGTTGCCGTCGAACTGGATCCGCATCGTCGGCACGGTCGAAAACCCCTACTACGAACCGACATACAACTACGGCCTCGACCCGAACGGTCATACCGAGGTCACCGATCCGTGGAAGCGACACACCCAGTTCCCGAAGGTGTGCGAGATGGGCTTCGGCGGCCCGAACAGCAGCGGGTTGCCGACCGAGCCGCCACCACCGTTGCCCGAGTCCGAGCCGACCCCTGAGGAGGTCTGACCATGGCCACCCTGTTCGAGAACTGGTGCACCGCGGACGGCGGCACCGAGCTGTCCGGTGTCGTGACGCTGACCCCGATCGCCCAGCAGGCCGCCGGCCCGCTCACGTTGGCCACGGTGCCCGAACCGATCACGGTGACCGGCGGCGCGTTCACCGCCGAGGTCACTCCGGGCGAGTACCTCGTCGACGTCGAGCTGCGCGCCGGCGACGACGAGGTGCGTATCAGCACCGACAAGGCCACTCAGCGGATCGCGGTTGCCGACCTCGAGACCTCGCAGCGTCTCCGCGATCTCATCGGCCTCGGCGCCCCTGGGCAGTCGCCGCTGGCGAAGCTCAACGCGATCGTGACCGAGTGGATCGAAGGGGTCGCCGACGCGGCTTATGTGCGGTCTGTGAACGGCGTGCCGGTCGATCCCGAGACCGGGAACGTGGAAGTCAATCCCGGCAACGTCGACAGCGATCGGCTCCTGGACGCCGACGACGACCCCGAGGTGCACTTCGGGCTGAAAGACCCCGAGGGCCGCACATCGTTCGCCGCGCTGTCCGACGGCACGATCGACATCCCGCTGCCGACGCTGGCCGGCGGGAAGCTGCGCGAGCAGGACAGCCACCGCGACTACATGTCTGGCACCAAGGATGCCGCCGGGCGCACCGCCGAGGACGTCTACTACAACGACGGCACCAAGCCGCAATGGGTGCTTGACCGTTGGAAGGAGCGGATGGGGCTCGGCGCAGGCGGATCGTCGCGGCCCCGCATCCACGTGATTGTGTGCGGCGGCCAGTCGAACGCCGCGGTCTCGGCGGGCGTATCCCCACCGGCCGGACTGTTCGAGACGAACCCGCGCCTGTGGAAGTGGAACCGCGCGACCGGTGCGATCGTCGCGCTGCCGACGTCGGAGGGGTATCTCCTCCCGTCGTTCGCGCGCGAGTACATCAAGACGGTGCCCGACGATGTGCAGGTCCTCGTGGTGCCGTGCGGATGGGGCGAAACGGGTTTCACGACAACCTCGCTCGCGAGCCAGCCGGGATACACCACGGTCACCAATGGCACGTGGGACCGCACGCTGACCGCCGACCCGAAGAACCTCTACGCGATGATGGTGGCCGACCTCGCTGCCGCCCGGGTCGCCGCCGCGCCGCTCTCGTCCGAGGCGCCGAAGGTTGTGGCGCTGCTGTGGTCGCAGGGTGAGGCCGACATCGCGATGACCGAGTCCGCCTACGCCGCAAAGCTCGACGACCTGATCGCCCAGTTCCGCACCGACACCACGCTCTCGACGCTGCCCGTCCTCATCGGGTCGATGACGCCGGAGTACGTCGCGCAAACCTCCGGCGCCATGCCGGTACAGACCGCGCTCACCGACACCCCGCGCCGAGTGCAGCGCACCGCGTTCATCCACGGCCCGAAGGGGCTGACCCGCTCGGACCAGTCCAACCACATCCACTACTCGATGCCCGGGCAGAACCGCCGCGGCCGTCTGTTCTGCGAGGCGCTGCCGCGTGCGATCTGGAACTACTCGGGCATCTATGCCGACCCACCGCAGAACCTCCGTGCAGTTCGGTCCGGGACGACGCTGACGGCCGAGTGGGACCCGTCGCCGCTGCGCGCGACCGCGCACACCGCCGAGGTCAGCTCCGACGGCGGTTCCACCTGGTCGCCGCTGAGCCTCGTCGGCGGGGCGATCGGCCTGTCCGGCACCGCGACCGTTCCCGCCACCGGCGCGCTCACCGTGCGGGTGTCGGCAACCAATGAGACCAACACGTCCGCCTACGCCACCGTCACACTCTGAGAGGCCAACGACCATGGGACGCTTCATCATCCTCGACAGCAACTTCACCGGCGAGGGCGCGGACCTGCCGTTCGACGCACCCGACCCGCTGCTCCTGGACCTCATCAACAACGCCGCCTACCAGGCGTACTCGCTGCGCAAGCTCACCAACGACTACACCGGACCGGCCGTCACCGTGCGCCGCTCGTCGGACTCGACGACCGCCGACATCGGGTTCACCAGCGCCGGCCTTCTCGACACCGCCGCGCTGCTCGCGTTCGCCGGGTCGGGTGACGCGTTCGTGACGACCTGGCACGACCAGTCCGGCAACAACCGCGACCTCGCGCAGGCCACCGCCGCATCGCAGCCGCAGATCGTCGCCGCCGGTGCGCTCGTCACGCTCGGCTCCACGCCGGGCATGTCGTTCGGCACCGACCGCCACCTGCGGCACTCCGCGCCCGGGTTCGCCTCACTCGTCGCCGCGGGCGGCGCGACGCTGTGTCAGGTGCACGTCGACAAGACCAACACCGTCAGCTACGGCGAGACCGATCAGTCCTCGACGGGCGGTCGGTTCATCCCGTGGTTCTGGTCGTCCGCCACCCCGCCGGTCCTCAACGCCACCGTGTTCGACGCGGCCGGCACCTCGCAGTCCAACGGCGCGAGCTTCACCACCGCGGCGGTCGATGAGGTGCACGCGGATCTGTTCGTGAAACCGCTCGGCGCCGGTGCCACCCGTCACCGCGACGGCACGCAGCGAGCAACGTCGACGACGTGGAACCCGGTGCTACCGAACAACACCACGGTCGCGACTCTCGGCGGCTGGGCCAACAGCACCACCCCGTCGGTGGTGTCATCGGACTACAGCGGCAAGGTCGGCGAGCACATCCTGTTCGCCGGAGTGCTCGACGCGGGCGAGATCGCCACGCTCGACACCAGCCAGTCGGCCTACTTCGGCCTGGCCTGATTCGCGTACTCCTCGAGGGCCTGCAGTGAGTGGGAGCTGTCGGTGCAACCGCAGTGCTCAGACCACCCGCTCGGGCCCTCGACGGAAGCCATGCAGCTCGTGCCGCCACCGAACAGTGAGAGGTAGCGCTGATACCAGAGCCACACTCGGAATCCGAGGCGGCTTCGCGGCGTCAGCCTCGTCCCGAGCGAGTGCCCGCATCGTCGGCAGGTGACCATAGTGAATCAAGGTAAGGGATTCCCGGCCCGGACGGCATCTGATACACGAGCAATCCGATGACCAGTGCGGCGATGCTGCCGATCATGATGACCCACGCCCACCATGGAGCGCTTGCCCAGATTCGCTTGATGGTGTCCATTTCGCTCACTCTGCCGTACCCCGAGGTCTGGTGCACGCGGGACCGCCGCAATTCTGAGCCCGATCACATCGCCGCACCGCCCATAACGTGAAGTGCGAGCGGGGTTACATCTGAGGTGAAGATTTTGCCCTATCGGTGCCCAGAACCTCGATCGCCGCTGAACAGAACAAAGCCCCCCACTCTCTCGCGAGGGTGGGGGGCTTTGTCGCGTCGCGCGCGAACTACTCGTCGGGAGTCTCGGGCTCGGGGGTCGGCTCAGGATCGGGTGCCGGCTTCCAGGTGGGCGCCTCGTAGCTGTAGCTCGGGCCGTCACCCGCCATAGTGACCGGGTCAGTGTTCGCGCCGCCGCCGATCGAACCACCGCCCGAGGTCGACACGATCGGCGGCGGACAGGGCGCCACACCGCCCGCCACCGGCATCACACAGGGCTCCTCCGCAGCGGCGACGCCGACGCCGCCGAGCATTCCCGCCCACATCACTGCCGCGCCTGCCGCTGCAACCACACTGCGCTTCATCGCTACCTCCGTGCTTGAGATTCGGGATCGAGGTGCATGTGCACCTCATGGCGTCTGAAGGTAGAGGGTGCCAATGCACCTGTCAAGAGAAACGCCATTGCAATCGATAGACAGGTGCCAATGCACCCGGTACGTTGAACTGCACATATAGCGGCGACCCGTTAGGGGGATGCAATGGCAACTGGCACAATTGTCGACGTGCCGAATCAGCCCAAGACGCCGAACCGGACCCTGCGGGTCCCGGACGACGAGTGGGCATCATGGAAGGCTGAGGCCGACCGCTTGGGCGTGAGTCTGACCGACTTCCTGCGGGAGACGATGAACAACCGCGTCAAGCGGATCGCACGGAAACGAGCGAGCGACGATGCCTGAACTAGTGGGGACCGTCGGGGACCCACGATGAAACACCCTTGGGGTCACGGCTCCCAGTCGTCGCCGAGTACTGCGGCCAGCCGGTCGGTGAGGTCGGGCGCCTCGGAGCGCTGGCCGTAGATCACCTCGTCGCACTCCACACCCAGTGACTCCAGCTCGGGGTCTGGTGGCGCCCACCCGCCGTCTGTGAGGAGTTGGCGGTTCGCTTGCTGTCGGCGCATCAGGGAGTGCACAGCCTCGGACGCGGCCCGCAGCACCTCGCGATCGGTCACCCCGTCCACTATCCCAGGGGCGGCGGGGTGGCTACTGGCCGGCGGATGCCTTCCGCTCGACGTACTCGCTCACGGCGCGGCGGATGATCTCTGCCGGCTTCACGTCCTCAGCCTCCGCGATGTCGTCGACCCGGGCACGTAGCTCGAGGGGTAGCCGAACCGACATCGTCGGTGTCTTTCCCGGCCCGCCGGCAGACTTCGGTGGGCGGCCTGTGCGCAGGATTGCCGGGTCAACCACGATCTCGCCGGCGACCTCGTCGGCGGTCGGCGGGTGCTTGGCGTAGTCGGCGGCCATCGCCGCGTAGTCCTCATCGGTCAGTCGCGCCATGTCACCATCCTCCTTCACTTTCGTTGTGGCCGCTGCGGGCCGTAGATGTCCGAGGGAAGCATCGCCGCCAGCCCCAGGCTCGCGACGAGCTGGCGGCGCAGCATCATCGCGTGAAACACCACCGCGACGCTCGCGTCAGCGAGATCGGCGATGACCTCGATGTACGGCTCGTTGGCGCCCGCCGGTCCGATGAACAGGACGGGTGCGGCACCGGCCCGACGCGCAGCGATCGGAACCTGCAGTGCCGGGTAGGAGACGACGGTGCGGATCTCGGCGTCGTTGATCCCGTGGGCCCGGGCGCTGGTGGTGGTCTCGATCCGCATGCCATAAGTGTATTGCACTTACGCGGGAAGTGCAATACACTTATGGCACAAGTTCAGAGCGGGTGAGGTTCAGGAACAGCCACTGATCGCCGACGCGAAAGCGACCCGGCCACTGAAGGAAACAATGAGAACCCGATCGCAGAGGCCCATGATGCGACACCCGCTCTGAACTTGGCGTGGTCTGCGTAGGAGAAGTGAGCAGGGCGCCTACAGTCGACCGCATGTCATACGGAGATGTTCAGAGTCACGCCCAGCAGGCCAAGAAACTGGCAGAGGAAGCCTCGAGGGGATTCGGCCACGACCAGAGCGAAAATGCCACGTTGGCGCTGGCGGTCGGGGAGCTTGCCGCTGCGGTCTATGAGCTCGCGGGACAGCTGCGCCGCGACAACTGACCTGGCAGAGAATCAGGCCACCAGACGGTCGATCGCTTCGCGTTTGCGATCGTCAGAAGTGGCGACGTAAATCGCTGTCGTTTGCAATGACGAATGTCGAAGTAGCTCCTGGGCGACGCGCAGATCCGCGCCATTCGATACGAGCTGAGTGCCGAAATGGTGACGCAAACAATGGGGCGTGCCGGGGACCCGATGTCGAATCATGTGCAGGTGGATTCGCTCAGACACGGTACGGCCGCCGAGGTGTTTCGCCCTTTGTGACGGAAACCAGAAACCGGTCTGCGGCATGTTCCGGGCGTGATCGAGAATTGGTTGCGAGGCGGGTAGCACGTAGGAAGTTCCGCCTTTGCCTGTGACCTCGAGTGTGCGGGCCTCGATGTCGAGGTGGCGCGAGTGAAAACGGGCGATCTCGTGGACTCGCAGGCCTTGCAGACCTGCGAGCAGCAGCATCGCAGTTATCGGGTGGTCGCCGGCGGCTCCGTCGAGGAGGCGGCGGTACTGCTCGGGGGTGACGGGCCGCGGCTGTCGACGCGGCCGTTTCGCTGCCTTGATCGGCGAGACGGGGTTGTCATCGCGGAGCCCAACGGCGATCGCCCAGCGGAAGAATGCCGCCAGGATCGAGTGATAGACGGATCTCGTCACGGGTGCCAGATCGTCGCGACCGAGCCACGCGGCGATCTGGCCGGTATTGGCCGCGAGAATGGGCGTGCCGATATCGCGCTCGAATCGGCGGAGCACAATGCGCCGATCTTTCACGGTTCGATTTGATTTGCCCTCTGCGTAGAGATGAGTGATCCAGTTCTCGATGACTTTGGATTCCATCTCAATATCTTTGTGCACTTTCTCCCCAACCGCCTCATGAGTCACATAACGGTCCAACAACACCCGTTGTTCGATTCGAAATACTCTGCGTTGCTAACGAACTAAATCCGCTGACCGCAATCAGCGTCCGGGATGTACCAATTCGCGTGTCCCTGAAACGGGGGACACGGATCGGTACGCCCGTGCATCAATGTCCCATCGCTGCGCCCACTCCTGCGCTGTCGCAAGAGCTGTCGCGAACCCCGCCGCATCGACCTGTGCGGCCTGGTCGGCAGTGAGCCGACCGGACCAGCCGCCATCGAAACCGTGCATGGTGATCTCGATGAACGGTCCGTTGAGCCACACCGAGAGGCCGGTCAGCTCGTCGGACCAGAGCGGCGACGGCGGTGTGGCCGCGTCGGTGCTCACGCGGCGTCCGCTGCGACGTTCCGGAGCGGATACAAACGTGCTGGTTGGCTGCCGACCTTGTAAGCGAGCGGTCGACGGTTCGAACCCGTCAGGGGGCTCAACGAGGTCCCGCCTTCCGGATCGAAGGCGGGACCTTCTCCTGTCGTGAGCCACTCGAACCGGATGCCGAGCACGCGGCTGATGGTGTCCAGCTCGTCGATGCTGAAAGCGACGTTGCCGGTCATGCGGCGCGCGAGCTTTGACTGCGTGAGTCCCAGCTCCTGGGCGAGTCGGATAGCCGGTACCTGCTCCTCGGCGAGGAAGCCGCGGAGACGACGAGCGATCTGCTGTGAGCGCGGTTCGGAGGCGCGCAGTTCGTGAATCGAAGCGGTGGTCATGCCGATTACAATAGTCGGTAATCGGGTAAATGCAACGTCCAGTATGGTTTCTGGTCCTTCGGCGTGGCATGTCGCGCTTGTCACCTAGTCGATGAGCGACTACAACTGCACATGTGCCCACGATAATCGCTCAACGACTAGCTAGTCGCCTCCGCGGCCTCATGAAGGACGCCGGGATCACGCAGCAGTCAGCGGCTGACGCGCTCCACATGTCGCAGTCCGCATTCTCCCGCCGCTACCTCGGTCGCGTGGAGTTCCGCGCCTCCGAGCTGCAGGACCTGGCGAATCTCTTGGGTGTCACGGTCGCCGACCTCGTCGGCGCCGACGAGACCAGCACTCCGCCGGCATCGGTCGCGGGGTGATCGCGGTGTCGGATCAGGGAACGGCTGGATCGCTGGCGGGTGCCGCGGTTGCCGAGGGGAAGGCCGCAGACCGTGTGAGCCAGTCGTTCCCTGATCTCGACACCGTCGATCTCCTCGCTGTGTGTGACCTCGATGTCGACGCCCTCGTCGGCTGGCAGGTCCTGCACGAGCTTCGTCTCCTGGCCGCCGGCGGCATCGTGCCGGTCATCGATCTGTGCTTGCGCATGTTCGGTGTGTTCCCGCCGTCCGAGGCGAACCTCGCACAGCTCCCCACCCTCTTCGATCCTCGAGGTCTCTGATGTCTGCTGCTGCACCGGCAACCACGTACGTCTCGGCGATAAAGGTCACCGACCTGTTCGCCGACCCGACGTATCAACGCGACCTCGACGTCAACCGAGCGAAGTCGATGTCGGTCCGCTGGGACCCGCGTCTGGTCGGTGTCGTCGACGTCTCCGACCGCGGTGACGACACGCCACCGAACTCACCGCGCTACGCCATCATCAACGGCCAGCACCGGTGGAAGGCGGCTCTGTTCCTCGACCCAGAGATGTCGCTGGTGTGCAACGTCCACACCGGGCTGTCGGTGTCCGAAGAAGCGAAGCTGTTCAAGGACATCGACGAACGCACGAAGAAGATCTCGACGTGGGATCGGTGGCGAGCTCGCCGCGCCGCGGGAGACCCCGTCGTCGTCGAGATCGATCGAATCGCAGACGCTCTCGGGCTCGTAGTGACTCAAAACCCCGGGCCCGTCAACATCCAGTGCTGCGCCGCACTCGAGCACATCTACGACCGCTTCATGCCAGAGACGCTGCGCGAAGTCCTTGAGCTGGTCGGCGACGTGTGGCCAGGCGATGTGAAGCGGTTCAACCCGGCCATCCTCAAAGGGCTCGGCCGCACTCTGTTCGTCTACGCCGGCGAACTCGACACTGGTCGCTTCGCTGACTGCCTGTCCGAGATGACGCCGAGCCAGCTCTACGCGCGAGCCCACGAGCTCAAGGCCACCGGCCATGCACAGGGCATCCCTCATCTGGTCACCGTCGCCGCGGTCGTTGCCTACAACCGCACCGGCAGAGACAAGCTCACCCTCCCCGCCGCCTGAGAACCCCTCTCACTCATGGAGTCCGCCATGTTTCTCGAGCTGTATTCAGCATCGGTACTCACGATCATGTTCCTCACCGCGCTCGTCGTGTGGGTCCGGGACGAACGGCGTCGGCGCCGCGAGCGCCGTAGCCGCACCATCGGCACCGTGACGACGGTCGACCCGAGCCAGGTCGTCCGATTCCCGCACGGTGACGTCCGTAGCGCCGAGCGACGCGCCCGCTACCTGCAGAGCTCTGCGGCGGTGCGCCGGTGACCGCCGCAGCTGAGCGGCACTTGTACCTGGTGCCGCCGCTGAGCGAGATCACATCGGTGGACACCGACACCGCGATCGGTCTGGCGCATGCGAAGGCGGTCGCCGACATCGGTGAGTGGTTCGACCGCCGGCACCTCGAGTTGGTCGTGACCGTCGTCGACGGCGTCACCGGCGTCGAGATCAACATCGATCCGGAAAGCAGTGCGGCCGAGTCGTTCCGTGTCCGCGCGGAAGCCCACGGGCACAGCCGGTTGCGTCGCACGCTCCGCGCGAGTGGTGAGTCCCGGGAGTATCTGCGCGAGGAGTTCTGCCACGACTCGTCGGCGTTCCGGAGCGCGGAAGCTGAGGCCATCGAGGCGCTGCTCCGCGCGTACCGAGGACTGTAGCCGTGTCCGCAACGCGCCGCGGTCGCGACCGCCCGCCGAAACGCTGCCGCAAGTGCGACCAGCCGGTGCTGTGGTGGCGAAACGCCAACCGCGACGGCTCGATCTGCGTCGACCTGTCGTCCGACGAGTCGGGCACCGTGCAGAAGCTCGTCACCACCGAGGACGGCGGGCCGGTGGTGTGGGGCAAGAAGTTGTCGGGCCGCGACCTCGCGAACGCCGTCTCCGCCGGCGAGATGCTGTTCACCCTCCACGCCACAACCTGCGCCGCTGACCGGGCCAGAAACCCGAAACCCGAAGGCCTACTGATCCATCGACCGAAGGACTGATGATGACCCACCCGCCCAGCAACCCGTTCAGCGCGGCGATCGCCCGCGCGATGGCGAACACTCCGTCCGACGGGCACCGCGAGCCGACCGAGTTCGAGAAGGCCGTGCTGTACGGCCTGCAGGTCAAGAGCGGCATCGGCCAGAGCGACGTCGCGCGAGGCATTCGGCAGCTGCCGGTCGAGGTCTACCAGGGCTATGCCGGCGACCGCGTGATCGTCCACCCCGACGGCTCCGAGACCCTCGTGCCCGATCCGCGGATCGCGCAGGTCGAGCAACGCCGCGCAAAGAACCGGGTGGCCCGGAAGTCGCGCCGCATCAACCGGGTTCGGGCAGCTGCATGAGCGCGAAGACCAACCCGCTGCTGCAGTCTCTCCTCGCGCAGTCCCGCGGCTGCCGCCGCGACGAGCGACACAACCCCCGGTGCAAGCGATGCGCTCGCGGCCGCCGCTACGCCTCCGTGGTGCGGGGTGTGTCATGACCGGCCTGCCGACGATGACCGCATTCGAGCACTACGCGGAGGCCGAGGACTACCTCCGGTCCGCGAAGTCGCTCACCGTTCCGGAGCAGCGCGAGCGGGCCCGGGATCTGACCGAGCTCGCCAGCGTCCATGCCACCCTCGCCGTTGCCGGGTTCATCCAGACGCTCGTCGCGGTGAAGGTCGGTGACGAGGTCCTCGCTCAGATCGCCGCCTCGATCACCTCGATCACCGGCGAATCACCGTCGCCAGAACTCTGACCCGAAACCCGAAGAGGAGCAACGCATGTCCGCCCCGTCCGACGCCCAGCTCGAAGGCCTTCGCGAAGCGAACGCACGCCTGGCCCACGCGCTCGACGACTGCCGGCGGGCCGCCGCCGGTCAGCCGCCCCGGTCCCGCGCCGAGTACGAGATCGCCAACCTCGGTGGCGGCAACATCTTCAACCCCGCGGCCTGGTCTGACCCCTCGACCTTCTTCTGATCCACCCCACCCCTCCGCGCTGCACACGAATGGAGACCTCTGAAATGTCCTCTGCCCCAGTTATCGAGCAGGTCGAGCTGAAGCCCAGTCAGCTCGTCCCGCACAAGAAGAACATCCGCACCGATGTCGGCGACGTGTCCGACCTCGCGGATTCGGTCCGCGCCAAGGGGGTGCTGCAGCCCCTGGTGGTCGTCCCGAACGGTCAGCCCGACAAGTACGTGATCGTCGCCGGCCACCGTCGCCACGCCGCGGCGAAGGCCGCGAAGGTGAAGACGGTCCCGTGCGTGATTCGGCACGACCTCACCGACGAGGCCGACCAGATCGCGGTGATGATGGTCGAGAACGGCCAGCGCACCGACCTCACCGCGGTCGAGGAAGCGAAGGGCGTCCAGACTCTCCTGGACCTCGGCGACACCCAGAAGCGGATCTGCGAGCGCACAGGCATGTCCACGACGAAGGTGCGTCTCCGCGCGAAGGTCGCGAAGCTGTCCGACGAGATCACCGCGAAGCTCGCCGAGCACGCGGTCACTCTCGACGACGCCGCGTTCCTCGCCGACCACACCGACGACCCCGACCGTCTCGCCGAACTCGAGACCGCTCTGGGCACGAACAACTGGGCGTTCGCCAAGCAGCGCGTCATCAACCAGGTCGAGAAGGAGAAGGCCGAAGCGAAGCTGCGCAAGCAGGCCGAGGCGACCGGGCTCACCGTCATCGACACCACCAACAACTACACCGCGGCCCGAGCCCGCCGCGATGAGATCGCCGCCGAGCTCGGCGTGAAGCCGCTCGCGTTGGTGGTGTCGGAAACTCAGTGGTCCACCGAGCTGTCCCCACCCGATGACCTGCTCGCGACGGCGAAGGAGAACTCGGCGCAGAGCTTCGTCCAACTCGAGTCGCGCTGGGCGGGCAACAGTCACGCGCTCCAAGCCCGCCTCGTCGTCTACCGCGCGCCGTCGCCCGAGACGATCGGCCCGGACCCGGACGCCGACACTACGAACTCACCCGCTGGTGTAGCCGAGGGTGGGACGGCGACCAGCGGCGACGACCCCGACGCCACACCGACGGTCTCGCCCGAGGCGGCTGCCGCCGCGGAACGCCGGGAGTCCCTGGCCACGGCCACGACCGTGCGCCACGAATTCGTCTCGCAGATCATCGACCGCGGCGACATGGCCCACGCACGGTTGGCCGGCCAGTACGCCGCCCAGGCCGGTGACTTCGTCGAGATCTCGTTCGAGGAGCTGCTCCCGTACCTGCCGATCGAGGACCCAGTCGCAGACGCCGACCCGTGGCAGTCCGGGATCCGCGAGGAACGCTCCGCGGCGGTCGTCGCCTGGTTCGACTCCACCCAGAACCCGAACTCGCTGCTCCTCGGATACGCCTGGCTGTGGCTCGATCTCGCCGACCGCGTCCTGCAGAGCGGAGACGGCCCGCAGTGGCTCGACACCGTCGAACTCCAGGCGGTCGACCGCTATGTGGGTCTGCTCGTAGCGTGCGGATACACGATGTCCGACATCGAACTCGAAGTCTCCTACGCCGTGAAGCAGGCACTCGCCGAGGAGTCCACCGACGGCAGCGAAGAGCCCGGCAATGAGGAGTAGCAGCACGTGGACCCGGACCAGTGGTGGGCCTCGCTCTCCCAGAAGCGCCGTCGCCAGATCTATCGGTGGGTCGAGAAACACCCCGATGGGCACGCAGCGACCCCGGGCCAGCGATCCATGTTCCCACAACTCGGGCCCAACAGCTCTGACCGTGCGGCTGCTGGCGATGCTGTTCGTACTCGCGGTGATGGTGTTCGCGGTCATCCTCGCCGCGGCGCCCGCCGAACGGCGGACTGAACCGGCTTCGCCGGCCGGTTGGACGCAGGTGTGCAGATGACCACCCTGATGTCGTTCACCGTCGGCACGAGGGACTTCCGGCGTGCGCTGCAAGCCGCGCTGCCGCATCTGGGCCGCGACGACGAGCTGCCCGCGCTGTGCCGCGCCCGCTGCTACATCGACGCCGACAACGTCACGGTCGCCGGCACCGACCGCTACACCGCAGCGCTGTCCCTGGCGTCGGTGTGGGACATCGACACCCCAGACCCGGTCGACGGCGTCGTCGACCTGTCGCTATCCGACATCGCGAAGATCCTCGCAGTGTTTCGCGCCGGGAAGGACAAGGACGACGACGACGCCCCGGCCTACCAGCTGCGCCTCGAGCTGCGCGCGGGCCGCGATAACCAGGCACTCCTGCGGGTCACCGACTGCTCCGGACTGATCGACGGCGAACACCTCGAACTGCCGGCCACCCCGGTCGACGACAACTTCCCGGATCTGCCGAAGATGTTCGCCCGCTACCTGTCCGAGCCCGCCGGCGTCCTCGACACCTTCGCGGTGTCGGGCACCCTGATCGGCCGGATGCAAACCGCGGCCAAGGTGTACAACCAGGTGCTCATCATGTCGACGGGACAGCGACCGACGTCGCCGATCCTCGTCCGCTGCGGTGAATCATTCCTCGCACTGGTGATGCCCTGGCGTCAGCCCGAGGAGGACGAGCAGCGCACCGCGGCGTGGCAGAGCGCCTGGCAGCGACGGCTACCGCCGCCGCACGACGTCACCGACGTCGACAAGATGCTCGACCTCAAGACCGCGGTCGGCGTCCACCTCGGCGGCACACCCGAGAAGCCCGACGACCCCGACACGCTGCTCGTCGACGCGGCGAGGCTGGTGATCGAGACACAGTTCGCGTCCGGATCGATGCTGCAGCGCAAGCTCAACATCGGGTACGCGCGCGCCGGCCGCTTACTCGACGAGCTCGAAGGCCTCGACATCGTCGGCCCCGCCCAGGGCAGCAAGGCCCGAGAGGTACTCGTGGACGCGGCGGAAGTCCAGGCCACAGTCGACCGCATCGGCGGCGCGGAATGAGCCCCACGACGGAGCAGCGCGCCGCCGCCGCGCAACGCCGCGACCTCGTCGCCCAGCTCACCCGCGCAGGCCTCAGCGCCTCGCAGATCTCCGACCGACTCGGCATCACCACCCGGACCGTGCAACGGCACCGTGTCGCAGCCGGCATTGCTCAGCCACCGGCCCGCCACCTCACCCCGGAACAGATCGAGACGGCCAGCCAGCTCATCGATGACGGCGTCTCGTACAAGGAGGCAGCCCGGACCATCGGCTGCAACAAGGTCACCGTCGCCAAGCGATTCCCGGGCCGCGGCTGGACGCTCGCCGAGTGCGGACGCTGGGGCCGATTCCTCGACAAGACCAGAGAGAGGTCCGCATGACACTCGACGCCCCCGAAATCCCGGACGGACAGCCCACGTGGGCGCGCGTACGCCACGGCGCAGGCTGCGCCCTGCCGCGCCGCCTGGACGACGGCACGATCGGCGTCCTGCCGACCACCGTCCCGATCCGCCTCGAGTTCGACCGCTACGCCACCGGACCCGACGGCACTCGCCGCCAGGTGTGGACCGTCCCTGACGGCACCTGGTCGCCCGGCGACAGCGTCGAGATCGGCCCCCTGCACCCCACGGTCGCCGTCGAGTACGGCATTGACCGCATCTTCATCGCACCATTCCCCGCCACCGAGGAGCCCCAATGACCAATCAGACTGTCGCCCAGACCGTTCGGACCGTCGCCGACGTCGACCTCATCGCACACGGCCAGGTGGCCGTGTCGATCGCCTCCGCGCAACCGGCATCAATCGAGCGCGTCGACCCCAACCTCTTCGACAACGCCACCGTCCCGCTCCTCCGCATCAAGGTCGACCTCCCCGGCGTCCTCGACGCGGTCGTCGAGGTGCCGGCCTCGGCGGTGCGCGAACTCCTCGGGGCCGATGAGTCATGACCGACCACCCCATCGTCACTACGGTCGAGGAACTGCAGGAGCTTCCCGAGCGGACAGTGATTCGGTCGGAAGAAGTCCGGGAAGGTGGCAGGCGAGATCACGTGATCGGCCGCTACTTCGAGAAGCACAGCGCCCGACGGAACGAGTGGCTCGAGCTGAACCCGTCGGACCGCTTCGACGGCGAGGAAACCGTCGACGCCGCATTGATCGTCCAGTACTACGCCGCGAACGGCCGCTGCCTCGTCCTGTGGCAGCCGGAGGCGGGCGACCGTGGTTGATGTGAGCCCGGCCCAGTCGCACCCGACCGTCTGGAATCACCGACGAAGGGGTCGCATCGAGGGCGAAATCATCTGGGAGCGCGACGATTGGGTGCATATCCGCCTCGTCGGAGACCACCGACTGAGCTACGGCTCGGAGTCGAACCGCGGCCGTATCGATGCTGACGGCGAACGCATCACCGTGCGTCGGTCGCTGCTCGAGGAGGTGACCGAGTGATGCCCAGTAGAGAACCGGTGCGCGTCACCGCCCGGACACGGCCGCGGCAGGCCATCCAGTGGGACGGGAACTTCCACAGCGCCGAGGCGATCACCCGCGCCCTGAACGGCCGCGTGATCGTGTGGATGGTCCCCCGCGGGTACGAACACAAGCTGCGCCGGCACAACGAGTTTGACCGGTCGAACGGCCACATTCTCGATCACGCTGCTGCGTTCCTCGCTGTCTACCGCAGCGGCTCGGACGAGGCCCCGGTGCGCGTGGAGCGCGGGTGGTGGTTCGTCTGGGATGACGACGACGTCGAGGTGCTAGCCGACGCCGAGTTCGACAAGGCGTACCAGGTCAGCGCCGAAGCCGAGTGATGTCGATGCCCGCCCAGTCCCGCGCGCCCCCGCGCCATCCGAGTGAAGCCCCCTGTTGGTGTGTCTGTGTCGAAAGTGAGTGTCCGTTGCCGTTCTTCCAGGTCGATGACCAGCTCCCAGCGAACCGCAAGGTTCGTCAGCTGGTCGAGACGGCGTTGGAGGGCCATATCGAAGGTATGGCGGCTGGGTTCCTGTGGACCCTGGCCGGCGCGCAGTGTCAGTCGGTGGGGACCGACGGAATCGTCAGCCGCGCTGACCTCGTCCGCCTGGTCCTCAACGCGTCGCTCGCGGACCATCTCGCCGCGCTGCTCGTCGAAACCGGACTCTGGCACCGACCGGGGCACGACTGCGACCGCTGCCCTCCCGTAGCCGAGGGCAACTACCTGTTCCACGACTGGTTCGCGATGAGATACACACCCGCGGATCAGGTTCGGGTGAACCGGGTGAAACGCCAGGAACTCAAGGACCCAGCACTGATCGCCCAGGTGTGGGCGCGTGACTGCCTCGATCCCGCAGACCCCACCATCGGTGGGTGCCGCTACTGCCGGGCAACGGTGAAACGCAAAGACACCCGGTCCGAGAAGAGGCCACACCTCGACCACGTGGACCCCCGCAAGGCCGCCGGGATCCGCAACGTCGTGCTGGCGTGCCAAGAGTGCAACCAGAGGAAGGGCAACCGGACACCACAGGAGGCCGGCATGACGCTGCTGCCGCCGTGGCGCCCGGAACAGCCCACCGCAGACGAGGACCGCACTGGTAACGGTGGACCGGTCCCGACAGAGCGTCGTGGTGACGCTGGGCCGTCTGGCGCGGGTAGCTCCCGCACCAGTCAGAGGACCTCCACCACAGACGCCGTCGGGACGCCTGGCTTCGCCGGCCCGGCCTCGACTGCGCACGGTGAACCCGGACGGCCGCAGGGTCGACGGTCGGGCACCGGTGACGACGCAGGGCCACCGGCGGGCAGCTCCCGCCCGGACGAGCCCGCCGCACCGGCCACGCCCGACCGTCGACCACCGGCCGACCACCCACCAGACCACTCTGAAACCACCCTGGTACCACCCGGAAACCAGCCTGTTCGAGCTGTCCCGCGCGGACGTGGGCCTGGACAGGGTCAGGGACAGGGTTGGGGTTTGGGTACGGGTGACTCGTCTGGGCACCCGCAACCCACCACCCCTGCCGAACCTCGTCCTGGGAAGTCTCGCCGTCGCCGTCGGAGATCCCGTTCCCGTTCCCAGGACTCACCTCCCAGCTCTGCAGGTGACCAGTCACCGTCTCTCGATGCTGGTGCCCCACCTCCGGGCGTGCAGGCCCCGGCCGGCGGATTCGGCTCACCGTTCCACGCATGGCGCGGCCCACCCTCGCAGGTCACCGAAACCGATTGCCCCACCCACCATCTGCCCGATCCGTGCTGGAAGTGCGGACGCGAGAACGAGGATCAATGACCACGAAGAAGCCCACCACTCCACCCGCGGGGCCGAGCGGCGTATCAACACCGAGCGCTGATCTCAACCCAGTGCGCGCTGAGGCGCTCACCCGGGCGATGGAGTTCGCTCGAGACCGCGCGCAGACGACATCTAGGCACCTCGGCACCGCTGACGTCCTCGACGTCGCTGGGGATTTCGAGCACTATCTCCGGACCGGCGAAACCGAGTTGCCCACCACCGGCGATAAGGGCGGCGCGTGATGTCCGACGATCACCGCGAGTACGACGACATCGATCGCGCCGATTGGGTCGCAGACAGCGAGGCCCTGTGATGTACCCGCCGGACCACGTCGGCCCCGACGAAGACGACGGCACCATGTCCGACAACGTCGCCGACCTCCGCGATGCAGTCATCGGCCGGCGGATCGTGAGCGCCGAACAGGCCGACTTCCGCGCCGCCGACTTCGTGGCCAGCGAGCACACGGCCTACTGGTCCAGCTTCGACGGCAACGGCTTGGTGCTCACCCTGGACGACGGCCGCCGCGTTGCACTCGTCGACACCAGTAGCTGCTGCGCGTACACCGACCTGCAGGAGTTCTTTCTGGACCCCGATCTCGTCGATCACGCAATCACGGGCGTGGCCACCACAGACGGCTACACCACCTGGCACATCTACGCCGACCTCGGCGACATCATGCGCCTCAAGGTCGGGTGGTCGGCGGGCAACCCCTTCTATTACGGCTACGGCTTCGACATCGGGGTGTCCACCACAATCGAGGGCTCGCTCGCTCTCCCCGAGATCGAGGGACCGTCTCATGACTGACCGAGCACTTGGGCGCGCGACGATGCGCCGGCGGCCCTATGTCGCGCCCCGGTCGTTGAAGCCCGGCGATCGCGTGGCCATCACCTACTCAATCGAGCAGTTCGCAGACATCCTGCGGAACGAGCGAAGGCGCGCCCGGCGATCGGCCGCCGAAGCCCGGGAACTGGGAGCTCGGCTGCGTGAAGTGACCAGTCCCGACGGCAACGACGGCGGCACCGCAACGACTTACCGATGCCGTGACTGCGGTGAGACGTGGACGTGGCGCAACACCCCCGACGGCGACCGCGGCCTCGCTGAGACGCAGGCGCTACACGGCGGCCAGCTGTACCCGATTGGGGCTACGCAGCCGTGAGCGACCAGACTGTTCGCTCCCGCGTCGGCTGGTGGCTCCGCTGCCTCGCCGACAGGATCGACGACGAACACGCGCCACGAATCACGAACTGGAGCTTCACGTTCGAGCGGAACCGAGGCGTCGTATTCCACCACTATCTCGAGGCCGACGATCCGATGCATGGCCGAGGGTGCCCGATCGTCTACTTCACAGACGATTACGACCGCGCACACGAGGAAGCGGAGAACCCGTTGTGACCACGGCCCGTACGCGTATGAGGACATTCAGTGCCGAGCACCTGCGCAAGCATCTGTACTGGCTCACGCAGGACTGGATCCACCTGTCGCGCGCGCTCCCGGTGCCGCAAGGCGGTGGCGGCGAAAGGACCAGCAACACGCGGGCGTACGGCCACCCGGCCGAGTGGGCATCGGACCAGTGCCGGCAGATCGCCGCGCTGTTCTGGTCGTGGCACGACCTCGAGGCAGAGCGTCGTTCCGAGGGCCGGCCGACACCGATGTTCGACCGCGGTGGCCGCCGTGTGCGATCCGAGCGCCAGGTGATCGTCGCATCGTGGAAGTACCTCGACCCTCGGTTGGACGGGATGCTCACCGCAGCAGTGCCATTCGAGGACCTGCGCCCGCCGTTCATCTGGGAGCCGGTGATCGAGGACGAGGCGTTCCAGGAGATCTTCGACCTGCATCGCCAGATCCGCTCACGCATCGGGCACACGATGCCGACGTACACGTTGCCGATCCCGTGCCCGAACTCGGCGTGTGGACTGCGGACGTTGCAGCGGCGGCCGGGGATGAAGGGTCAGGACTACATCGTGTGCGGTGCTTGCGGGTACACGGTGAAGGACTCGCACTATCCGTTCCTCATCAAGGTCATGCTCGACACGCTGCCGAGTCAGGGGTGATGACAGATCGTGACTGTTACGCGTAACATTGGTGCAGCGCTACCGCTATGTCCGCAGCCCCCGCACCAGACTGGTGACGGGGGTTTCGTCGTTCGCGGGGAGGTCGACATGCAGTCAGCTGGTGTGCTCACACCCGAGGGCGTTGACTCCCTGATCACTGGTGCTGAGGCCGCGCGACTGTGCGGTGTCTCGACCGTGACGATCCGTAAGTGGACACACCGCGGGTACGTCGACAGCAATGGGGCAGGTCAGAAGCTCGAAGTCGCGGGCCGAGATCGGCAGGGCCGCAACCTGTATCGCCTGATCGACGTGGCCAAGGCCGAGGTCGCGACGCGAGCGCGGGCTCGACGGTCCTGATGCCGGCCAAGGCGCAGCTGTCGACGACCGAGCGCGGGCTCGGTTGGCAGCACCAGAAGCAGGTCAGGGCGCTCAAGGCCCAGCACGTCGACGGTTCACCGTGTTGGTGGTGCGGCCAGCCGATGTTCTTGGACCCCGAGATGAACTGGGACAAGGCGGTTCTGGCCGGTGACCACTCGCTTTCGAGGGCCAACGGAGGCCGGATCGCGGACCGTCTGCTGCACTCGACCTGCAACAAGGAGCGCGGCGACGGCGCCCGAGATCACCTCCGACCTGCGGTAACGGGCCGTCCGATTGGCGATTCGATCGCCGAAACCATCGGATTTCGCCTGATGGACTGGCCCATCTGACCCCCCGCCTGCATTGCTGGAGGGGGGTGGGGCCCCGACTCCCGCGGTA